CTTCCTTAAGAACTCTCCTAGAGCTACTATTTGTTGACCCATCGAAATGCGATCTCGCGTCCATCATAGGATATGCGTGGGTTTGCGAGTACTTTCTCCATTCGTCCCGTCGTCACACTAATGTGATAACGGACAATGGTCCAATACCCGTAACCGCGTATCGAGATCTGTTTAAAGAGTGTCTAAAAACTCTTCAAGCAGACTACCGACTAAACATACATATGAATGATGCGGGATATGCAATTTCTGGGTTTATAAATAGTTCGTCACGAATGGAGGCTGAGCGAGGGGGGGACCGCAACAATGTGCTAATAATCAACTTCGATGATGGTGAACAGGTATACCTGCCCATTCCACAACTCCGTGTATTAGGCGCAATGAGCGATCCCTTGCCACAGGTCAGCCCAACCAGTCGTGAACGCCGCGCTGGCGATTATCCCCTCCGTACCGCTAATACGGCAGCAAGAGAGGCGCCAGCAAGGGCTCCAGTAAGTTCTTCAAGTAGGAGACACGTCCCTAAAGAGATGGAAAACTCTTCGGACACCACGTGTTTAGTCAACACGACCAAACCCGCTCCTGGTAAAAGCGAACACCAGTCCACTTCATACTCCCTTGTAATTTCCCATGACGACGGAAGTTACATGACCCTCTTCGAATGGGCAAGGCAGACAGACTTAACAAAGTTTGCCCCCTCATCCTCGAACGAGACCTGGAAGGAATGGACCTTCATAGCCGCCAGGCTATCTGCACATCGCATAACGCGATTCCATTACGACAGTTTCGCAGGTAAATTAACCTACGATTTTGTCGGTGATGGAAGACCAGTTACGGTGAAATGCAGTGCCTTTTGGGCTGAGAAGCTCCGTATCCTTCTTAATATGATCAATGCTAAGCAGGCAGACGATCATGGAATATATGGGGAGTATTTAGAGAAGTGGAACAAGAACATGATTGCAGCCTCGATCAACGCTATCGTCGACGTGGCCACAATCTTCGGCTTTGAACCCACCGTCCAAAGGGATGAGAGATGGTTTACCTACGATACACAAAGATATGTGGATCGCTGGTACTCTCAGCTCCCTGAGGACCTCGCAATGGAGTCTTGGGCTGATCTGGCTAAATATAAGCTAGTTGCTTACTATTCTAGTCAGTATGCCACTCCAGAGGATCAACCCGTCTGTGGAACCCTTAGAGTTCGGGATCCAGCCGACCAACTTCTTGGCGGTCGGTTTTACAGATGGGCGTACCACCTTAAGGTCACTGACCCTAAGATGTACAGATCGTGGGTTTTGTCGCTCACAACTGCGAAGAGCCTTATGCCAAAACTCTCCTCTTTTACAAGGAAGAGGGAGGCAAAGAAGCTCTACGAACTCATAACGGCCCCAGAAACCATTCCTGGGGATGAGATCGTTATCGCACGTTATGATAGACAACGTCAAGCGGCGCGTGATAACCGCCCATTGGCGAAAAACGAGGTACTGACCGTGGAGTCACTGAAGTATCAGATCAAGAGGACCATTGAAGAGGTCTTTCCAGATCGTGCGATCAGTGATGACGATGTCATGAAACCTCGCGTTCCGTCGATGGGTGCCACATTCCATTCAACACGTGCCAAGGGAGGTTCCCTTGGCGACCTTCAAGAGGCCATACGTGTCTGTAAGGAAAGGGCGGACGTCCAAAGGCATTTACTCAACATCACTATTGAGGAAATGTACCTTACACGTCCGACCGTGGCGATTACCCACGCTGAGAGACGCAATGCCGGTGATATGGCTGCTCTCGATCAGTTAATAGCCGACCGAGCTGTGGAGCAGAGTGAGATAAATCTCGAAGAGACCGCCGTCGTTGACGACACTCCCTTTAAGGAGGTTTATTCCCGCTTTCTCAATGCTGTGTATGACACCCTTCCCGCTGAAAATTATGTAGAAATACATCCACTTTCAGAGGCTCTTAAGACCCGCTGTATTACCAAAGGTATTGCGGGTTATAATTACCTCGCCAAGTGGTTGCAGATGTACATGCATTCACGTATGAGGACGCATCCTTGCTTTCAACTAATCGGCCGAATGGTCGACGAGAAGTCAGTACACCCACTCAGACATTTACGTCTGAATGAGGGCTGGCTTTCCGGCGACTATAAGGACGCAACTAACCAAATGAAAGGATGGGTCTCTCGTTACGCTTTTGAATGCCTAGCGGATAGGATATCAATCCCAGAGGAGATGAGGCCCAGTCTTCGGAAGACACTGACGGATCACTTTATTTGTGACCCAGATCCGTCTCCGGAGAATCTGGCATTGGTCAATGAGGGTTCCCCACACGTGGGGCGGCCTCAGAGATCTGCTCAGCTCATGGGGTCGATAGAATCCTTTCCCTTCCTCTGCATCGTGAATGCTGCCGTAGTCCGTTGGGCTATGGAGCTTTCTGAAGGCAAGAGGCTAGACCTCCGTAAGGCCCGACTCCGTGTCAACGGGGATGACTTTGTTGCCTGTATCACATCCTATGGACGTGATGTCTGGCGCAAGATCATCACCTTTGTTGGCTGGAGCGAGTCTCAAGGGAAGTCGTATTACTCCAACGAATTCCTCCAAATCAATTCCGCAATGTTTGTCCCAGTCCCTCTCGGGTTGGAACAAGTTCCGAAATTGAAATGTGGTCTTCTTGCTGGAGCAGGGAAGACTGGTGATTCTTCGCAGTTAAACATTGAGAATATTGGGAATGCTGCCCAAAGCCTTGTTGAACACTGCCCTGATTCAATCAGGGAACGTGCCATGACGTACTTTATACGTCGTCATGCGCACATGTTACAGGGTGCAGGGAACCGTTCTTGGTTCTTACCTCCTTGGGCGGGGGGCCTGGGTTTACCAGGCACCCCGTCCAAAAAGGATCGAAGAGTGGCAGAGACCATCTTACTTGGGGGTTACGACGTCCCGACATTTCATAAAGAAGTGCCGAGCCGCATGCATGCCCAAGTTATGAAGCGTCTGCCATGTCTAGAAACGGTCTACCAATCTGCGTCTCGTGGTGACGAGACACAAGACTTCGAGAGAACATTCTCCAAACTCTACTCCGAGATAGCATTAGAGGTTTACCTTACTAAGCGTCTCTCCACCTATTTCCAGAAGACCCCGAATGCTGATCAGGCAGTTGAAGACCATAATAAAAAGGTCCAAAGGCTGCTCTTATCAGCAATTTCGGGGTGTAGGGGGGGTGAAGGACTCTCAGATTGGGACCTAGCAGCCTTTTCACAAAAGCTGTTCTATCCGGTGTTCTTTGAGGAGCCCGATGAAGAAAGTATCGCCAATCCCGTCCCGGAGATTGACGAATACGTCGACGACCACGAATACCTGGACCTCTTGGAGGAAATCCAGCTCTTCGGTGGCGTTGCGAGGGGGGTGTAATCCCTCTGTCGATCTTCATCGGGTAGGCGTCATCGTGTGGTCACACTAGCAGGCACTGAGACTTAGGGCTCAGTCGACTCTAGTGGCTTTCCCACGATCTGTCATCCTTGTTTGTATTGCTTGAGCATAACAACAA